ATTTGCCGTTCTAAAAAGCCACATAGATAAGGTAAACTTACTAAGGCCGTTTAATGGGGTTCCAGCATCTACATACTCAGAACTCCCATCAAAGCTCATAGAATAGTTTGAAACTTTGTTATTGTTGTCCTCTGTTCCGTTCCAGCTACTAGGTACTCTCCAATTTCTATTATAAAATTCTATTGCCATATTTTTAAAATTTATACCAAGCTTTAAGGTTAGTGTTTGAAGCGTTTGTTAATGTTGTTAAATCGTTAGGTCCTGCTGCTATCTCTGTAATTGCGTTTTGTGATAGTGCTGTATTCCAGATTGAAACTTCATCAAGGTTGCCATCGAGATATGCTGAAGGTGTTAAATTTGTGTTTGCTCCTATTCTTAAATTTGCAAAAGCTGTAGAGCTTGTTGATGCTGGTAAGCTATCAGTATCTGTTAACTGAACCCCATCTTTATAATACTTTAATGTAGTTCCATCTCCAGTAACTATATAATTATGCCAATTATTATCTGTAACTACTGAGTCTTGAGCAAGTTCTGCTGTGTTAGTACCATCCCACAAATTAAACTTTAAAGCATTTGTTCTAATACTACCGCTTTGTCTATTGTCTACCCAAAATTGAAAACCAATATATAAGCTTGTATAGTTATTTCCTAATATAACACTTGAAACAGTTGTATTATAAGAATCCATTTTTAACCATACTGAAATAGAAAATACTTTAGTATTGTGTATTAAATCAAATTTATTAGAAATATCAAAATAGTCGTTTATTCCATCGAATGTAAACGATGAAGTAGATTGATAAGGCACAGCAGTTACCCCTACAGTTTGTCCGCTTTGAACTCCGTCTACAGTGTAAGTAATAATATGACTATCTATAGTAGTTGCACTTAAATCTATTTGACCTGTTGAACTATTAAAGGTTCCAGTATCTACAAACACTACATTAGCACTAGCGTTAAAGGTACCTCCAGCTGTTCCTGTTATTGTTGGTGTTGGATCAGCCTCTCCCTGGTTATAACTACTTTTACTATAAGCAAAGTCAGCACTAACACTAGGACCTAGACCCCCAGAGGGAATATAAAACAAACCTTTTTTTCTATTTTTATTATATATTATTGCCATTTTTTAACCTATTGGAATACTACATTTATCATAACTAAAAGGCATTTTAAAGCCTATATTCATTCCCCAGCCTGTAAGTTCGTCCTCAAATCTTTCAGTAAAACTAGTCAAAGTTCCAGACCTTACCAAATTAACTTTAAGCCAGTCTACGTTATTAGTAGTGTTAGCCTTTTGTTCAAAGTAGGCTACAGTGTCTAGTAATACCTGACACATATCTGACTTAACGTCATTCTCATTAGACTCGTCTTTATTAACTAAGTCCATAGCCATAACGTTAAAATTCCAAGTAAAAACACCATCCCCTAAAGTTGCTGGTTGATCTGCTACCCAAAATAGTGGATAGTTAAAGTCTGTTAGTTGATTGTGTTCTACTATTTCCCATAAGTCACCATTACCAAAATTCTGTATTTGCTTATGATTAGTAGCAAACGTCTTAAACTCTTTTAATATTTGATTATAGGTCAATATCATTTTTCACTATTTCTATATTCGTCTCTCCAGCAATAAGAACTATTCCCACCACCTAAATAAAAACTAGTTTGAAAAGCTGTCTTTCTAGGGTTCAAATCGTCAGAGTGTTCTTTGTATTTAGGGAATAAGTTATCGTTATCACATAAGAAATTAATTAGTCTAGCCTCTCTTTCCTCTGCTTTGTTTTTCCATTCGTCTCTTAAGTATTGTAAATCCTGGTAGTCTATAGGGTTACTATTATCACTGTTCTTAGTTGCTACAGATTTATTTCTATATTTAAACAGCATAGAGGTTGAACACTCATACATAACCCACTGAGCCATAGTGCTAGCTATATAGTTGTCTAGTAAATTAGTGTCATTACTAGTTAAAGTTCCAGCTGTTATTTTAGTCTTTAAGTCTTCATATAAAGGTGTCCCTAGGATAGGGTGTATTCTTAACTCCTGGCAATCTTTAATACTAGGTAATATTAATCTTACATCTACGTTTTCGTCTATTAACGTAGTGTTCTTAACATACTGCTCAGATATAAATAAAACCGCCATTATAAATCGTTTTTAATTTTGATTTCGTGTCTTACATTTTTAGCTCTACTACTATAAGGCTGTAAGACAATTGCCTCTAAGTCATCTTTTAAATACTCTAATTCAGTCTCAGCTTTTAATTTTTTTCTTTTCAATATTTGGTAACTGCTCAATCTCATTTTTTTAATTTTACGATTTGCATTTCCCAGATATGTCTACAGAAAGGAGTAGTCTGACCTGTTCTAGGGTTGTTATACCAACCACCTCTTTTAGTAAATATGTCTATTCCGCTTTGTCCTAAGTCATTAGTCAGTAGACTTAATTGCTGTAGTGTATATCTTTTAGTCCTAGCTAGTGCCATCATTCTAATACAGAAAGGCCTACTTTGAGTCTGTACTGGTGGAGCGTCTGGACGTTCTATATATTTGTAAACTATAAAAGTTTCGTCCTCTGGTTTTTGAATACTATTCTTAGCGTCCTCAGTCGGTTTAAATTCATTATCTAAAGCTCCAGCGTTTTGTAGTTCAGCTATTAGATCGTTAACTTGTGATTGCGGTAACTGTAAAGCCTCAGCTATTTCTGTTATTGGCATATCTGGATTGTCTATAAGTAAATCTAAAATACTTTTCTCAGCTCCAGTTAATACTCTATTTATAGCAAATTTAAAATCTTTTAATAATTCACTTTCAAACTTCTTAGCCTCTTCTATATTAGTAATAGGTTTCACAAAACTTTGTATAGTTTCTAGTTGGTCTATTTCTATACCAGTAGACTCTAATTGACTAAATATAATTTCGTCCTCAACTTCCTTAAATTCTTTTTTTAAGCTTTCACTAGTTCTAGTTAATCCACCACTTAACCCTATTAATTGTCTTATCTCTTCTATAGACATATTATCTAATACCTTAGTGGCTACTAGTGGACTTAAAATACCAATAGCTTCAGCTACCTTATTTCCGCCAACATCACTAGCAGGCAATCCTATTTTCTCTCTTAACTCGTCCTGAGTCATAGCACCCAAGACCGCCGTTTCACTAAAGTATCTTTGTACTGGTTCTATTTTCTGTAGTCTTACTGGATGACCACTAATACCATTAAAGTTAAGTATTGAATTAATTAATTCATTAAATATTTTTTGCTCTGGATCTATTTGTAAGTTTTGATATAGTTGACTAGCTACTGCTATCTCGTCAGCGTTGTTTCCTAGTCCAGAGTTTTCTTTTATGCCGAAAAGTTGGGGGCTAGTTATTCCGTGGGCTGTAAATATCTCTTCCCTTATTTGGTTGTTTAGATTTATAAATCTTTCGTCTTGTCCGTTTACTGGTATTGGTAATATTTGTGGGTGATCGCTATTCTGGTCAGTAAACGAAAGTAAAGGTTTTCCAGCATTATCTGCTCCAGTTGCATAATCTTTGAAGCGTCTTTCAATAGACTGCATTTCTTCCTCCGTTGGTTGACCATTAGCAAAGGAAATAACATAACCAGCACTTAAATTATTTTTAATATTCTGTAAAGTAAAGTTAGCTATCTCAGCATCTGACTCTAAGTAAGGTATAGCTGAAGTATAGTCTGGCATAGGATAAACCCCTAAGTCTGGTCTATATTCTTTGTAGTATATTATATAATCAACATCAACTTTAGCTGTATCGTCATAAGGGAAGTGCTGTAGTATTTTATAGTCTTCGTTGTTTGTTGGGTTTCTTTGACTCCAATCATCAGTATAATAGTATAGATTATCGTTAACACCAACTCTCACATCACAAAAATCTATGTGATTAATAGCAGCTATTTTGCCACCCTTAGACATTCTAACCTGTAGGCTAAAACCTCCATAAACTTTTTTGTCTTTTGCTAGTTTAGATGTTAGCTCATTTATATTCTCGTCCTCGTTAGGCATTCTAAGAAAACCATCTACATAAGCTCTCTCTGAAAATGTTAGTTTCTCATCAACAACAAAACCTTGACCAACTATAAATTTAACCTTACTATTAATAATTTGATTATGTTTACTAGACTCGTTATATAGTTTAGTCAAATAATCTGGATAAGTATTTTTATAAGGTCTATCTATTCCGTACTCATACCAGTCGCCTTTTTTAGACTCTTTAAACTCTGGTAATTCATAACCGCCAAAATTAATAGGTATTAGTTTTATACTCATTGTGCTGGATTATATACTATGTTAGTAGATGGTGAAACTGTATGCTGATTAAAAGTAGGTTGATAGGTTGAGTCAATTAATTTTAATTTTCCTTGCTCAACTTCATTTAATCCAGTTGGGTCTAGGTTAGAACTACTAGACTGCTCAAAAACTTTGTAATTGTAAAAACCAGCTGACCCTAGTTGCAAACTACCTTCAGTTGGGTTATCACTACCCTCTATAAAATTAAACTCATTATATCTAGGTTTATTAGGGCTAACGTCATTTATAATAGTATAGGCTTTAACCTTAGTCTGGTCACTCTCGAACTCAAATAAATAATTTGGTCCACTTAACTGGCTAAGCTCGTATAAGGTAGCTACAAAATTAGTAGTAGCGTTCTTATTTATTACTATCATTTTTTTGCTTTTTTCTTTTCCTCAAAAACTTCGGTAACGCCTAATTTCTTAAGCATTTCTATATTTTCCTCACAGACTAAAACCTTAAAATGTTTTAACTGTATCTCGTGTCCTATAAATTCTTTTTTTAACATATTTACAAATTTAAAAAAAGAGGGGATATTACTCCCCTCTTTCATACAACAAAGAACGATTAGGCAATCGTTAAACCAGCCACAACTGAGGCTTGAACTTCATAACAAGGTAACTGAGATTTATCAGTTAACTCTATTTGGTATTGATTAGGGTCTCCATAAGCCTGTCCAGTTTGTGCCACTAAAGAACTACCTTCAGCGAACTGGTCAAAACCAAGGGCTAAATACGTACCATTATTTGTTTTTACTATTACCGCCAGACGTGCAAGCATTAACATCTTAATCTCGTTTGTTTTAGTAGCAGTTAACTTATTGATAGTAAACGCTAAAACATTATCATAAAAAGAAGTGCCAGCCGTTTGGTCTACAGTTGCTGTAGAGGTAACAGAACCTGACTCTTTCTTTAAATTATAACGAAAAAAACTAGATGAACCCGCCTGAGTAATAGCACTAATTTCGTGATTTGACTTAGTGAATGAAGATACATTGTCTCTTTCGGATATCAAAACTTCCTCAATACCTCCTAGACTGTCACTACAATCTCTAGCCATTCCCGATGCTAATATACAACTCATAACTATTTAATTTTCAATTAGTTAGCGTTTCAGCTAACAATTATTTAAAAGGGGGAACTTAATCCCCCATTAATATTATACTAATAAGAATTCAACTACCTGGTCAGGAAAGGCGACATTTACACCTCTTCTAAAAGCCATAGTAACTTTGTAAATTCTGTCATTATCGTCATACCAAGATCTAACGTCATTTGACTCTTCGTCTGGTAAATCAACACCAACATAAATATTAGATGCTCTCATTAAGTAACAATTACCAGTACTTAAACCAGATAGACCTGGAGTAGCGCAAACAGTTACATTTGGAAAACCAATTAAAGGTAATTCAGCAGTAAACTCTCCGTCAACTACATAATGAAAATAGTTTCCGTCAGCAATAGCTTTTTGATATTTAAGGAAAGTATCCATTCCGACAAACAGTTTAAGATCGTCAGCGTCCATAATGTCCTCCGGCATTAGTTGAGCCATACCAGTTAAAATACCAATAACGTTAGCAGCAGTAATTCCAGTAGCAGTAGCAATACTAGTAGGGTTACCGTTTACAGCTGTAGCAGCTGCAATAATTTTATTTAATCCGTCATACTTAGAAAGGTTAGCAGTTCCACTAGTTGTATCACCTTGCCAGTCAGCTACTTCAATAGCTTTCTGTAGTTTTGCTACTTTCTCAGCAAAATACAACTCTTCAAAAGGTACTTCCTCTTTTTCACCTGTTAAACCTTGCTTTAACATAACAGCTGTATATTTAGCAGCTAAATCTGTCATACATAGGTCTTCGTGAATAGCAACAGCTCCTGGAGTGATTGTTCTCTGTGATAGGGTAGTAGTACCACTAGCACTTCTAGAGCAACCATCAGCCTGGAAAACTACGTCACTAGAAAGAATGTTTATTGTAGTCGGTCCTTTCACACCGTCTTGGATATTAGCATAGTTTGCTAATCTCCCACCAGCAACAGACTTAATAATTAGGTCCATTGCGTTTTGTTCCGTATACGCTGGAAGCGCACTTACATCAAAACTCATAATTTTTAATTTTTAGTTTATTATATTTTTATTTTTTAAGACACTTATTATGTCTTTTTTATTTTCTTTTTTCAACGCTTTAAACGCTGAATTTCTTTTAACGACTGCATTATTAACAGGCTCTTCAATTAACTTTTCAGTCAATTCTAAGAGTTTAGCAAAAGAGTCTTTAAGGATTTCAATATCTTTTTTAAGATCGTTGTTTTCCTCGCTCAAAGTAGCTTCCATTCCGAAAACTCTTTCAGTCACTACAGACTCAATTATTTTTTTAGCCTCTCTCTCTTGTGCCTCTGTTAAAGGCGTAGACATTTCCTCTTCCTCTTCCTCAGCTTCTTCCTCAACCACTGGCTCTTCTTCAGCTTCCTCAACAGCAACAATAACCCCAGCTTCAGTAGTAATTTTTCTACCATCACTAAGCTCGTGGTCTCCGTCTGGAGCTGGCAATAATTCACCATCAACCTCAACAACAACTGCAGCACCTAAAGAGACATCTGGCTCTATTTGTGCTACTGTGCCATCTGCTAAGACTACGTCTTCAAACTTTTGTTCAGTTTGTTCTGTAGTTTCCTCAGTAGGTTCCTCAGTAAAATTTTCAGTGGTTTCAGCGACTGTTTCAGAGTTAGACTCAACTTCTATACCTTCATTTTTAAAAATGCTTTTTATATCGTTGAATAATTCTTTTAATTCGCTCATAATAAAATATTTTTTTATACTATTATATATAACAAATATTTGATAGTATCACAATTTTATGTTAACTATTTTTTGTCGTATTTGTTTTTAACGCATTTACCATTTTTTTTAGTATAACCTGGAGGACATTTTTTATACATATTAGCCTCGTGAGTTTTACCTAGCATATACCATATGCGGTCCTCGTATTCGTGTTCGTGTATTCCGTCAACCCCAACATCTTTAGCAGCTTCTAAGGCCATCTCTTTTGAAGCATAGGCTAGTCTATCGTCTATAATAGCAAAGTCTTTATTGATTAACATACTAACAAAATTATCTTTTTTCTTTTGTATATATTTTTTAACTACTTCCCTAATTTTATTTATTAAGGTTACTGGATATTTTACACTCTTAGCCTGGCCAAACATACCCTCAACGCTAAAACCTTTGAAAGATCCGTCTTTGACCATAGCCCAAATCTTATCATTTTCAACTCTCATAGAACCCCACCAACTACCATCTGGTGCGTCTTCAAAACCTTTAGGGGCTTTTATACCTCTTTTAGAATCTATTATTAATGACTCTATTACATAAACACCTTTAGCGGTTAAGTTGTTATCGTGCATTAAATTGACGTTAGCGTTAAGACCATTCTTAAAGAATTTGTTTACTATCTTTTCTATAGTCTCTCTCCTAAACACTACATAGTATTTTTCGTTTTTGTCGTTTAGTCTTATAATAGGTAAATCGGCTTTCATAAAGTAACCGCTTACTATTCTTTTTTCCTCGTTCTCTATTTTAAAAAGCTGTCTATATTTGTCTTTAGTTTTCATTTTATCAATAGCCCAATTGATACCACTAGCACCACCCCAGGCATCCCACATAATACCACCGCAGCCCTCACTATAAGGAACGTCTTTATTCTGTTGATGTCTTTTAAAACTAGCCATTCTACCTATAGTCTCCCAGCTTATTTTTTCTTTGTTAGCTAGTTGCCTAGCTCTGGTCCATCCTACTCTAGTACCGCAGTCTATGTTATTCTCTTCTTTATATTCTATAGCTTTCTTAGCGTTGTTAGATGCTGACTCTGGGTAGTCGTTAAAGGTTTCCTCAAATTGATGTTTATTAAAAGATAGCCATAAACTTTCAGTGGCTGGACTATCGACTAATGCGATAAAATCCACTCCCGACTCGTCTTCCTCGTCTATTATTAATTCTAGTAATTCTGTATTTTTCATAATATTTATTTTTTAATTTCCTCCAAATGTTGATTGACCCATAATAACGCTAACCTGGTTTTGTGTTGCTGTTATATCTGTCTCAGTTACAAATACTCTATTAGGTTGTTGATTAGTTAACATACTAGTATTAGCTGGTTGAAGTGTTGGAGGTGTTCCTCCACCTACCCCAAAATTAGGTTGTTGTTGACCACCACCGCCTGGACTAGAAGCCTGAAACTGTTGTTTTCTAATTGCCTGTACATTTGCTAAACCATTAAGTATTGCAATACCAGCAGCTATAAACGGCTGAGCTGGAAATAAAATAGTACCTGGATTAGCAGCGGCACTAGCAAAAATAGCGTTTGCCCCTTGATAGGTCTGTATTATAGCCTGAGCTATTTGTAAACGTTTGTTAATTTCAAAAGCTCTTTTCTGGCTTTTCTCATTATCTTTAGCAAAGGCTGAGGTTAAATTCATTAAAGCACCTATACCATCTGAGGCCATTTGTAGCTTAGCGTCTTCTAATTGTCTCTGTCTTTCAGCCTCTTCATTTGCAAACCTTTTTTTAATTTCATTTATTTGACTTTGTTGAGCCTCTTCTAATATAGCCGTATTCTCACCATTAATTTTAGCTAACTCTAATAGTTGAAAATATTTTTCTCTAACAGCGTTAACCTCTTGTTGTTCTTTGCTTAATTTACTATCTAAGTATTCATTTTCTAAATTTTCTTTTGCAAGTAAAAAGTCAACCAAGTCTTGTGCTTCCTTAGTTCTTTCAGCTAATGTTTTAGCCCTAGCCTCTTCAGCTTTTTTATCTGCTTCGTTTTGCGCTTTATCGTCTGCTGTTTTTTTAGTTTCAGCCGCTTTTTTATCTAAGTTTAAAACTGCTAATCTAGAACCAGCTAAAGCGTTTCTCTGTTTTAATAAATTTTGCTCTAGGACCTCTAATTCTTTTTTCCCCTCTTCTTCTGTAGCCTCTGAATCAAATATAAATTTTGTAGCCCTTTCTAGTAACTCATCAGCTTTTTTATCTAAGTTTAATTCTAAATTTATAGGATCTAACCCTAACAATCTTTTACCTATTTTACTTTGTGTTATTTTGTTAGTTAATTCTATAAAACTTTCACCAGCAAAATTTATCAACTTTGTTAACGTTCTAGGGACTATTAAAATTAACTCTAGTGTTTTTTGGAGTATTTTTTGATTTCTTTTAGAACCCTCAATTTGTTGTTTATTAATTAATTTTTGTGCTTCTATTTCCGCTATTAATCCGTCAACTACTTTTTTCTGAGCGTCTATTTTCATTTTAAGTATTTGCCTCTCTGTCTTTCCTTGTAGTCTTAATATATTAGTTTGATTATCTAGAGAATCTAAATTCTTTTGATTAGTTTCTACTCTTAATGCTGTAGCCTTTTGTAAATCTTTAGCAGCTTTAGACACTCCAGAAATAGCGTTTTTAATCTTATCAAAATTAGCAACCAAAGCACCAACACCAACCACTAAGAGTCCTATACCAGTAGCAGCTATTGCGGTTCTTAATCCTTTAAAAGCTACAGACGTAGTATTTACAGAACCAGTAAATAGTTTCATAATACCAGAGGCTATTACTGTTACAGCGTTATTTGCTTTCTGTAAGAATGTAGAGTTTTTAACTACGTTGTTAAATAACTTCATAGCTGACTGGGTTCCCTCAATAGCACCTTTAAAAGCCATAGAGACACCAATAGCCTTTTCTATATTTTTAACAGTGTCCTCTAAAGCTCCACCGCCACCACCTAACAAAATAAAAGCAGCTGAAACGTCACCAACAGCACCAGCCACAGAGCCTAACTCAGACGCTACTTGCTCATTATCTAAAGCCTCTATAGATAGCTCAGTGTTCTTTATTTCTTTAGTAACACCTACTAACTCAGTCTTTAAGTCTTTAAAAGCCTTAGACCCTAAAGGAACTTTCCTAAGCTCTTCGTTTAATCTTTCCGCTTCCTGTTCTAATTGACCTAAAGAGGTAGTAGCCCCTTTTGCGTTTATGTCTAATTCTAAAGCTATTTTCTCAGCCATTTTATTTAATTATTTGATGTTATTAAAAAGTCTACTCCATTAAATTGGATTGTGACATATTTATAGTGTGCGTTTAATACATAAGTATTTGAACCATCTATAGTAGAGCCAATAGTAGAGGCATCTATAGTGACCTGGTTAGCTGAATTTACCTTTTTAAAAGTCCAAGACTTACCAACTGTAATGTCTGTTTGTGGTGAAAAGTCTATACTAAAACTACCACTAGAAGCATCACAATAATAAATTTGTACATTTAAATTAGCCTTTGTGTTTGATGTTATTGTTTGAGTTGATCCTGGACCAGTTATCTCGTTATTAATATAAGTAATATTTGAGGCTGTTACTGTTTGATTATCGCTATTAATTAACTCTACATTTTCACAACCAGACTCTACTATATTGTTTGAACCTTTTATATTTACGTTTTTAGCATTTGAGAAAACCCTATTAGAATCGCCTATAATACTAATGGCCCTAGAGCTTTTATTTATATAGTTATTAGAACCTATTACTTTATTGTCTAAGTTGCCTAAAACGTTTCCATTTCTTAAAACACTAGAACTATTAGAAAAGACAGCAGCTCTAGAGGTTCCAACTGTTAAGTCACTTCCTCCGTGAGATACACCAGTAGAAGGGCTGAAAACATTTGCTAAATTTAATTTTAAAAATTCACACTTAGTTATTGGGTTAATAGGGTTGTAATTCTCTACTTTATTTAGTCTAAAATATTGACCCTCAAAATAATATTGACTACTAAAAGAAAGGTTTTTAATATCTGAGGGAGTTAAATAAAAGTAACCGTTTACTATCTTACTATTATTGTCTGTTATTTCCTGTATAAATTTAGAGTGATATTTATTAAATAAAGTATTATCTGAAAAGGTTACTATTTTATCAAATACGTTTGAATAGTAAATTTCGTTACTTATACCAAACTCTAGTAAAGTAGTAGGGCTGTAGGGATCGTCATACATTCCGGAATAGGGATATGTAGAATAAAGTGTCGGAGTAGCATTTCTACTAGTGTGATACCACTGTTGACCTGTAGCTTTCATACCACCCCACTGTAGTATTCTAATATTTGCCTCTGTTCTTTGTACTCCGTTTTTATCGTCAAACTTTATTATAGTAGGGATTACTCTATCATACCACTCTTGACCTACGTTTGGAGTGGGTGAAAATATTATTTCAGTTTTGTGTTTATTATTAATAAATTGATTTGTTAACTTGAAATCGTCTTGACCATAAACCTCATCATAGGTATTAAAATATAATTGATTATAGTAGTCTTTGTCATTTTTATAAGTATATAAATACTCTCTAAAGTTTAAAGCTCCCATTGGTTTACTTTCAATATTTTGTGACCTATCTACTTTAGCTGACCAGTCTATAATATCATTTGTATAAAAGTCCTCTCTAGGTTCTATAATTAAGTTTTTATTATTATTAGGGTCTGGTTGAATGTATAAATTAAACATCTTAACCAAAGACATAATAAAATCTTTTTGCTTTATATTAATTGGTATTGTGCTATTCATTGGAATAGTATTACCCTCAACTATATTACTATTAACTAATTCTGTTTTTAAATATCCATCTAATATGTTTAACCTATAGCCAGCACCACTAGAACCAGTGCCAGTTCCGACTTTATTCCAAAAAATAAAAGCAGCTGGTTGATGTTTAAAAACATTGTAATTTAATTCTATCTTTACCTTTTGCCCCACTTCTAAATAAACACTACTAGCATTAATTTTAAATTGATTATTAATAGAGTTGTTATTATAATTTACAGAACTATCTAATAATGTATTTGGATCAAATAGACCAGCTACAAAAACATCACCAATAAAATTACCAATTTCAACAGGGTGGTAGTATTCGCTAGAGGGAGTTGTTGGACTAGCTGTAGTTGTTAAAGTACCTCCAGCAGATACGTTTGTGTCTTTTTTTGTAACTCCAAAAGATACCTCGTCTATAGTAGAAATAAAAGCACCACTAGAGTCGTACTTATTTACTTCTATAAAACCAGCTATAGAAGAGTAAAGCTCCCAAGGTCCAGTTGCTGTAGGTGCATCAAAAACGCCTTGTAGTTGTAACATAGCACTAATATCATAAAAGCCAGCTTTACCAGCCTGTATTTCAAAAATACCTGTAGTATTATTATAAACATTAGCAGCGTCATAAACTTCGTTAGTGTAATTAATGGCATCTTTTTGAAAAGTTAAAGTAGTGGCAACCTCAACAGGTGTTACAAAAGTATTTGAGTTTGATTGTATTTGTGGAGTATTTGCTGAGAATATTCTATCTAAAATAGCGGTTTCATTAAGTTTAAAATCTTTAGCACCAAAAGGGACTATTAAAGTATTAAAAAAATCACTAGTTAAAAACGTTGAGGTAAAACTATACCCAGCGTCACTAAATATTTCGTCTACATATTTCTTAACTTTTATAGCTGGATAAAAGTCCTCAACACTCCAACCCTCTAAACCAAGATTAAAAGCCCCATAATTTTTATCATAGTTAATCATAGGGTAGCAGTAGTCTGTTGTTAGAGGTAAATTCCAAGTTGCTGACTGATTTGCTCTAGTATATGTATGATCTAAAGAACTTAAGTCTAGGTCTGTTAATTCTAACTCCTGTAAATCGCTTATAAAGTTTCCTATTCTACCTATTATAATACAATTGTAGATAATCTCCCCATCTATGTTATTGATACTTTTTAATTGTAAGTAGCCGTCTATCTGGACCTCACCATTAACTAAATAAATTACATTAGTCTTTAGATTAGGGTTAAAAGTTTGTAAGTCAGTATCTAGTTTAAATATATGTTCAAATATTTTATTTATCTTTTTACTAGCTGGTAATTCTATAGTCTTAGAAAAGTCAGCACTTCTAGTGTCTGGCTTAGCTATGTCTGCTATATTGAAAGTTATATTAGGGTTTAATGAACCTATTAACTCTATGCTTTCTCCGTCTATATATAACTCTTCTTTAACCATTAAAACCTTTGTCTAAAATTATCCATACTAAACTCTAAATCTATCTCTAGATTAAATATATTGTCTACAGCATTAACTTTCTCCTCCCAATTATTCTCTATATTTTTTATTGGTAGTCTTCTTATTTCTGTACTTCCAGAGGGTGCTGTATAGCTATCTAATAAGTATATCTCTGGACTTTCTATAAGTTCTAGAAGCCAGTTAAATTTGTCAGCGTCAACCCAATCTGAGATTAGTTTCATCTTAGATATAGACTTAGTATAATATTGAACCTTTTCTCTGTTTGCTATTGAGTAGTCTATAGCACCTGTTGAGGTGTTTAAATCGTTTGGAGTAGTTTTAAAAAACTTTCTCTCTATGTCTTCAGTATGTCTAGAAACCTTTGTAAAATTATAATAATCAAAACCGCCTAAACTATTTAAAAACTCTAGTCTTCTAGTTTCATACCTACAAGCGGTGTCTATATTAAACCACATTTTCTCAGATACATAAGCTGAGCCGTTCTTTAATTGTAAACTATAAGAGGTTGCTGTAGTTGCTACTATAGGCTGTGATCCTGTTGAGACTCTACTACTTACAATAGCGTTTAATGTAGTGGGGGCTGATGGTATTCTAAGGTGTCTTTGTGACGATAAGTTTTGAAGAGATAAAACGGATAAGTCTAAGTCCGTACCGCTAGAGTTATAAGTCTGTAACTCTACACTATCAAAAACCCCTATAGACTGGTCATATAAAATATATAAATATCCCTCGTCAGTATATTCTAAAGATAAGTTTTTTACGTTGTTTTGTGAAACCCCTTTTGGTTGATTAGTTAAAAACCTTCTAGTAGTTGCATTTGTTATGAATTTTAAATAGTAGTCTGTAGACTGATAGTCATAAAAATTAACTAAGTCTCTTCTATAGTTTGGTAAAGCTCCGTTTATAACAACTAGGTTAACACTAGCTACTGGTGAAGCGTCTCCAATAGTAACGTCCTGGGGTATTGAAGTAGTAGCTGTACCACCTAAATAGTGAATCCAACCAAACTCTAAAGTAAATTGTTTCCAACTATTAGTATTAAAAAATATTGACTCTATATTCGTTCCGTTAAGGGTTCCTATGTCAGTAGTTAAATAGCTTTCCATAATACCAGACAAATCGAAGCGACCATATCCGTTAGTAGTTGGGGGGACTTTTAAACGTCCTACTGTAGTCGATCCGTCCTTAACGTCTATTAGATAGGCAAAGCCAGTATAGTTTCTAATAGTGTTACTAGTCTCATACATTACAACCTCGACTGGATTGTAGACCGTTCTATAGTTTTGTGGTATATGTTTTACTTGTAAACTCATTTTTCTAATATTTCTTTTAATCCTTTTGCTACTCTTTCACCAGATACTATTCTAATATCTGTTTTAAATCTATTAAAGGTTTCACCATAAAAAGTTTCTTGCATACAATTGTCAAAAAAGAATCTAGGTCTAATACCTTTGTGAGCTATTGAGGTTCTAACAGCATACTCGTTTAAACCCTTACTCTTAGCCCATTGTTTTATGTGATTAACACTAGGACCTTTCTTAAACTGATAAGGACTATTAGGGGCTTTAATTTCCCAACCTTGACCTTTTAACTTTCCACTCTTTCTAGTTCCACCAATACCCTTAACCCCTTTATTAACGTAGTCGTAATAGTCAGCTAAAAACAAAGTAGCTGTCATTCTAAAACCAAACATTTTTACAGGCATTTTTATTGATTCTAATAAATTACCCTTATAAGTTAGTTTCTCTTTCTGGACCGATTGCTTTAGACAAAAAACCATATCAGCGGCAATATTATTAAACACCTCAGCTAGTGTATTAGGGTTGTCTATTTTAACCTCTTCTAGTTGGTTAACATCAAAGCCAAATATATCTAACTGGTCGCTCATCTATGCTTTAATTTTTGCATTTGGTCTTTATGTATTTGCATTTCCATTTTTTGTTTATCACTATAATAGGCTACTACATTTAACGCTTTTATTACATTCCATTCTAAAACCTCATCCCATTTATCTATCCTACTATTAGTCAAATTATCTAATGTTGACCACCATCCCCACTTTTTACTGAAGCTATCTCTATCTCCGCTTCCCTCTTCAGTCTCTGAGCTTCCTCTATCAAAGAGGTTTTTATAGTTTCCGTTAAGGTGTCCAAGTGATTGTAAAAAAAAACCCCTATTGGATAAGCTATAGTAATAGGCATATTAGTTAAAAAGTTATCTGACGTTTTCCTTAGTAGCTCACCGTCTACCTTAATATCTCTCCACCTAAAAAACTTCTTTTCTACTGGTCTACAAATAGTAGTTAATATATGATGTAAATTATTAAATATAACTTCCTCATTGTCTTTAGCGTTTTGTAGTATTTCCATATTATTTATGTACTCTCCAAACAATAAACTTTTAGCATCTAATTTAAACTCATAGTATTTACCACCTATTTTAAATCTTTTGTCTTTTAGTTTTTTAGGTATTTCAGTTTCTAGAAAATACATTTTTTCTTTAATTGTTTTGTATTGATCTAGACTAATGTTTTTTATAACCTCTTTCTTTTCACCAGTTAAGACAGCTAGTATATTAACTACCCTTTGTATTGGTGTTAGTTCTGAATTTAGTATTGGTCTTAAATTAATATAGTTTCCTATAGTAACGTCTTCCCACTTTGTTGGTATTGTAATATTCATATTTCTATATATAACAAATTATTTAATTATAACAAAAGTACCTAAAAATAAATTTAATTAAAACCTCATCAACTAAACACCAACTAAATAAAACAACTCAATATCTATTTAAACACTATTTAGATGAGTTCTAAGACACTTTAATAGTTTTCTAGTGTATTTATATAGGTTAAGGTCTTTAAGTAGCTTAGAGGTTATTATATTGATTGTGCTAGTTTTTGAGTTTAAATAATAACGAAAAGATATTATCTTATCTTTTCTTATCTTATATAACCCCATTTGCTCAGCATTTGCATAGCATTTGCTCAGCATTTGCTAATTTTCTTCCTGTAAAATAAAAAGGGGTAACGCTCTTTTGCCGACTACCCCAATTTCCAAAACATATAATCTAATGAAGATTTTTGCTTATTCAAATATACTAAATTAAAACAATTTATATTCAGCTTCTTTTATTCTTTTTTGAGCTATGTTAAAATAGTTTTCATCTTGTTCTATACCTATAAAGTTTCTATTTGTGTTCTTTGCTGCTACTCCAGTACTTCCGCTTCCCATTGTGAAATCTAATACTGTTTCGTTTTCGTTGGTGTATGTTTTTATTAAATACTCCATTAATTCAATAGGCTTTTGTGTTGGGTGGTGCTTATTAAGTTTCCTTTCTGCGTTACTGCCTATTTGTCCAGGTTTTTTATATTCCAATATTCTCATAGGGTATCTTAAATCGCTTTTATATTCAGCATCTTTTACACAATCAAATATTTCTATTTTTTTAGTACCACCTTTTCTTTTATACATTTTGCTTTGTATCATTTGCGGGTTGTATAATGGTTGTTTAGAATAAAAAATACTTATTTGTTCAATGTTGTTCATTGGTCTTTTTCTGCATTGAAAAGGGTCACTTCCATTAGGTTTAACCCATATCCAATCATATTTATAATTCTTAATATTACTCATTCTTAAAGCACTACTAAACGGTTCACTACCAAATAATACTATTGCACCATTAGGTTTTATAATCCTATTAAGTTGTTCCCACATTAAATCAAAGTCTATTACACTATCCCACTTACACGCTGTTGTGCCATAAGGAGGGTCTGTTATAATTGCATCAATACTACTATCTTTTATTGAATTCATTACTTTTAAACAATCTCCTTTATGTAGTTTAATCATAATTTTATCGTATTGAATACCAGCCTTTATTATTTTGTTTTAAATGTATTAAAGCAACGTATCTCAAAGCGTCTAGTAAGTGGTCTGATCCTATAGGCTTTTGTAGACTATTTCCGTTTTTGTCAGTAGCCCATTTGTAAGTCCTAAACTCTCGTCTAAGGTTGCTACTATTAACAACATTAATTTTAAAACGTTTTAAGATGTCTATTCCGTTTAATATACTATCTCTACCCTTAGTAGCTGGTTTAGCGTTTAAACCTAATCTATATATCTCTTCTATTGACTTAGGCTCAGCACTATCACAAATGACCTCATCTCTACCTATTATAGGTCTTAGTTTTTCTGCTAGGTCCTGGTTAGTTAATTCTCTTTCGTATATGATTTCTTTTAAGTATAGCTCGTCATCTTTACGATATACAGCAACACAAGCTGAGGGGTCTATACTATAGCCAAAGTCTAAGCCATAAGCCACTAGCCTACAATCTGGCATACTATCAACATACTTTACATTCTCATAGACTAGACCGCTAATATTACCATACTCACCTAAGCCGTATATTTTCCAGAACTCTTTATCTGTTTGCTGTAAGTATTCTATTTCTTTAATTAGTGACTTAGGTAGAAACGAATTATTTTTATAGTTAGATACTATTACCTCAACGTCATTAACCTCGTTAGACCTCTTTATTTCTAGCTCCTGGTTAATCCAAATCTGCTCATCGTCTGGGTTAAAGTCTAAGAATATTTTATTCTCTGTCCTCATTAGTAACTGGAAAAACTCCTGTTTATATTCTAATTCGTTAGCCTCATTGCAATATAGTATATTTCTTTTAGCACCTCTCAGTTTTTGTTCGTCATCAGCACCTATAAATTCTACAAGTCTCTTTCCGTATCTGTATTGTTTTTTAGTTTTATTATGATCTACCTTAATATACCACCCTTCGGCTTTTAATATGTCCTCAAAGTCTCTAATAACAGTGCCATCTAGATTAGTTCTATACTTTCTAACTGTAGTCCATACCCCCTCACTTATATAGTTGCCGTCACCATAATTACCACTAATTAACCACAAAGCACACAATTGATTTAGAGACCAAGTTTTACTACTTCTAGTACCACCTCGATTAATTACTATCTTAGCTTTGGAATCGTAGTTACGCTCAAATATTTCAGTCGCTTCCACGCTTTATGTTGATATTGATATTATGAACTGTCTGTTCTATTTCCTGTTTGTCTGGAGCGTTTAAACCGAACATCTTAGCTATTGAATCATAGGCCCCTCTATAGTCCGATCCTTTGACCATTTCCTTAAGTAAATAAAACTTAGCTTTCTGTTCCTTAGAAAGGTTTTCTTTTGCTGCTAGGTCCATTAAATACTCCCAGCTTTGTATCATTTTAAAGTAACCCTCAGCTACTTCCTTTCTAGTTATTTGAAAGTCCTCAGCCTCTTTTTTTTGTAACTCGCTCACCCTTAGGGAAATTTTAGGGTCTGATAAGAGTCTATGCCCTTCTACAGATATTGCTTCATTAGATGTAGTTTTAGCAACATCATAAGCTCGTCTATAAGCCTCTGTAGCGTTACCAGTGTTAACATACTCTTCAGCAAATTTACGTTGTTTAGGTGTTAGCTTTTTAGTCATTTAAAACATTCTTATTTGTTGTTTGTGTTGTTTTAGTCTTTTCATTGCGGCGTTGTAATACTCCGTATCTAACTCGCAAGCTGTTAAATCAAAGTTTAAGTTATGGCAAGCTAAAGCAATAGAGCCAGAGCCTAAATGAGTATCAAGTATCTTGTCGCCCTCTTTTCCGTAGTTGATTAAAAGCCATTCATATAACTTTACTGGTTTTTGTGTTGGGTGTATTTTATTTTTATTTTTATATGTTGAATATTTAAATAATTTAGCAACTTTTTTAAAAGAGTGCCAAGCAAATTCACAATCGCTAAAACTCATACCCTCTGGACTACCTTTTTCCCATATGCAGAAACCATAACAAGGTGGTAAATCAAAATAATTACCACCCCAAATAATTTGATTTATACTAACTCTTTTTAATTCTTCAAAATACTTTTTACTAGGAATTTGTTTATCCCAATCCTTTGGCTTCCATTTTCTATTTTTTAATTTAGTATGTTTTACACCATTGCCCACTCCCATATTCATATT